TTCCTAAGAGGCGTGTACCAGCTAAAGTAACCCATTGATGCAAAGCCCTTGCTCTGCCTAAAATACTTGAAGATGAGGCCTTAACCCAACCTCCTATTTTTTCTACACGACTTTTACGAAATCTAATAAAATTACCATCAGACCAACCACCCTCTTCTGAATACTCAGTTGATTCTTTGTTAATTCCCGGTTTGAAATTAAATTTAGCTAATGGCATAAGTAAACCCTTGTATAGAAAAGTTTACCATAAACTCGTTTATTTAAGCCAAACGAATAATTGCACCTGTGGCAGTAGCACTTGGAAAAACTACAGTGAAATCACCAGCTGTTGAAGTTTTATCCCCACCAAAATCTATGGCACACAAAGCCTTATTAGAATTGGTTGTGTTATACAACAAACAACCTCTGGCAGTTACTGTGGCTGTGCTGAAGGTTTCATCAGCAAAATCACAGACAGCAGTGCTTCCTGATAAAGCTGGAGTTACATTAGTTAATGCTTGACCTCCAGCAGAATAGTTAGTTCCTGTTGCTTGTCCTGTTGTTACATAAACTGTAGACCCAGCTCCCAAAGTAGCTGAACTGGTATACAGAGCCAATTTAATTGAATCTGCACCATTCGTTAGGTTGTGACCCTCTACTAAAAGTTCCTGTTTAAAGCTGTTACAAATTGCGGATGTTATTGCCATTACTTTAGCTCCTTAATAATTTTAGCCATATCTTCGTGACCTTGACTACTCAAAAGTCCTCTAATAGTTACTCTATCAGATTCTATGGCACTTTTCATTCCATTTAATATTATAGTATAAATATGGTTTTGAAAAGCTAAAGCCTGTTGTCTTACATGGTCAGGTGCACTGGCTGATACATCACATATTTTTTTAGTAATTGCTTTAGCCCAGAACTCTGGGTCATGTCCTTTGTTTTGAGTAGTATGAACACTGACTTGGCCTAATTCTATAAAACTTTTATTAGACATTAGTGCTTTTTCCTACCTGTCTTGGTTCTAGCAAAAGAACGATTACTGCTTTTACTGCGTACTGAAACATTTTTCCAGTTACGATTTGCTGGGTTTCCATCTATGTGGTGAACATCATTGTTGTCCCCTTTCTCTACCAAGCCTTTTTTTTCTGCCTGTGCTCTAGCCCAATTTCTATGAGCTCTTTTCTTTTTTTGCTTGGGTTGACTATGATAATTGGCATATTCCTTTTTATAATCTCTCGCCATAAAACTAGCCCTTATAAGGTTCTGGTGGTTTTTCTTCAGTTAATAAAGCCATATCATTCTCTGCTAAAACACTATTTATATTACTTTGTGAAGCAATAATCCACTTTTCTTCGTGTGGAACTGCTATAGGAGGGTCAGCTAAACGATGATAACCATACAGTCTTTCATCAGCATTTACACAAGAATCTAGCACTGTTGACCTTGGGCTTACTCCAACAGTCATGCCATTTTCCATACATTTTGAAAGCCAAAACTCCACACAAGCCCTGCCAGCTTCAGCAAAGTGTAAATCGTGTGAATATGAAAAATCTATCCCAAAAAGATCTATACCAGACAACTTATTCCAATAAGCAAAACCTATAGCATAAGCCACTGTGTTGTTGAAATAAGCACATTTGCTGTAATTAGCTACTTCTTCCAGTGGATATTCCACTGCTTTTGGAACTCTGGGGTCTAACTCACAGGTGTAAATTGGTATTTTAAGTTTTGGTAATATTCGCCTCATTACAGTGGTTTGTTTTCCAGCATCATCAGTGTCAAAAAAACGACTGGCTGGATCCATCATAAATAAGCGGTCACAACTGAACACACCAGCTGCTGAATTAATGCCCCACACCTCATCCCATGTCTTGCCATTTTCCATGCCAATGACAAAATCTATTTGGGATATTCCTAAGCCTAGCAAGGCAACTCGCTTGCCTTCGAGTGATTTAATGGGCTTCATTACGATACTCTGGTGCGTAGACTATCGTATCTATATTCGTCTTTAGTTTCTCTGCCTTCTGATAAATTTTTCATTCTCATTACTGCCTCTTTGAATCGTGCTTCAAAATTGGCAATAACATCAGGTGTTTCTTTAAGGAAAGTAGCTCCTTCAACCAAACTACCATACAAAAGTGCATCAGGATAATCTGTTGAAAGCACTGTCGTACCACTGTCACTACCACTTGTTAATGAAGCTGGTTTATATAAGTAATGTAATTCTACAGTATAATTTGCATCAGGAACAGGTGCTAAAGCAAATGAGGTTTGGCTATAAATGGAGTAATATTTTGGCTGTCCTGTTACTGATGTTGTAGGACTGTATTCTTTTAAAAAAGAAGCGTGTTTTAAATCTAAATAATCATAAGTGCTACTAGAAATAATGGCCAAACTCATCGGAGCTAAGAAATCATCAGGACAAGCTAAAAACCGATTATTTGTTGCAGTCGTACCTTGAACATTTTTTCTTTGTTCAGGCAACTGAACCAGTTTAAATATCCTGTCTTCTGATTCTTTTATAAAAGTAGATAAGTTATTGGTAAAAGTAGTTTCAGAACTTTCCAAGTAGTCCCCTACTGCTGTCTTTAATGTGCTATATGTAAAACTCATGATGTTGTTATAGTAACAGAACCAACACTGGTAGTAATCTCATAAGTGTCGAGTGTTTTGCCTAACTTACCTTTGCCCACATTGGTATAAACTGAAAAAAAGTTTGCATCATCATCTGTATCAGGCCTAGGGTCTTGTAAGGCCTGTGGGTCATTTGGAGCTGGTCTAGGCTCTAATTGAGGGTGTTTGGGACTCCATTGGTCAGGACCTACTAAAAGCCCATCCCAAGTTTTTTTCATATCCTTTAAACGATAACGAAAACCTGTTATATCACAAATTCCCCAAGCCTGTTTGCCACTAGCAAAGTTTGACATTATGCTGAATTATATCCTCTTAAATCTGGGTTAATGTGAAAGGATGCCCTTTCTTCATCTTGTGACATAGCTCTTAAAAACTCTTCTTCATATAACTGTTTTAACATACCAGTTCTTTCTGGAGCTTTTTTTAGTGATATGTAATACGCTAGACCAGCTGCTAAACAGGGATAAAACCGATAAGGCATATCCAAAGTATTAGCTCCAGCATCTGCATCATCCATTCTGGTTAATACATTCATATATAAAGTGTAAGTGCTTGATTTGTCTGGTGCTGGATAAACAGTAACTGTGGGTGTTAGTTGTTTGTCTATGTAAAACTGAGAGGGTTTGCCTGTAGTGGATTTATTACTTAAACCAGCATATTGTGACCTACCAACTCTGGCCATAGGTAAATCTGTTACTTCACCACTAACAGTCTCTCTAATAAAAGCATCCAATACATCAATCGGAGCTGTTGCATTAGTAGAATCAATATTGTATGCAGTCGTGTCTTTGACCATAGCAACAGTTTTCTGTGCAATAGTCCATTGATTTAAGCCCCTGTTAGCCCATTCTGCTAACATAAGATTAAGACTTCTTCTGGCTGTTTTTAAATCATAGCCTGTGCGTAATTCAATACCACAACGCTCAAAGGCTTCTTCAATAAACTCACCTACATCTGGTTCAAAGTTTTTACTACCTGATGTAGCCATGTTTTATTTTCTCCTGACTTTTCTGCCAGTCTTTTTAGCGTAAGTCTTTGCCTTTTTTTTACCAGCTTTAGTATAAGCGAATTTTTTTCTTCCAACAGTTGGCATTAACTACCTCCTATAATAATTAATTAAGTCGGCTATTCCTCCACCAGCATAACCACCGGGTAAAGCATAAGGTCTGCCACTATCTGATCTCCTTCCAGTATCAGCATAACCTATTCTTTGTGGGTCGAATTTAGCATCAGCAAAACGCAAAGGATGTCCTCCTTCTGGGCGTATTGTTTCCCAATCCACCGAAGGGTATCTTGAAGTTCGTGTGGTGTAATCAGGTAAATTCGTTGCAGAACCACCAAAAGCTCCATATCGAGGTTCCATCATAGGTTCTTGCTCAAATTGTGATACTTGGTCTATTCTTTGTTGAGTTATTTCTTCAGGAGTTAAGGATGGCATTGGCATTGGCAGAGAAGGCAAAAAGGGGCGTTCCCATCCGAAACCAATATCAAGTGGTCTATCTTGAAATTCTGGACCTCTACGAACTACTGTGCCACCAAACTGTTCAACAGGTGCTGGTTGTTCAAGATCTCTAGGGACTACTGTGGCTCTTTCCCTTGGAATTGGCATAAAAGGAAACCTTCTGTTCATACCTAGACCCCTAAATCCACCAACCCTGAAACCAAATCTATCGCCCAAACTACCTAATCCTATCGTTTTTAATAAATCCATTTTTCTGGATCTAGGCTCAGGGTAAGGCATATTTTTTGTCTTTGGGCGACCCGGATGACCCATCATTTCTTTTATAGGTCTTGGACTTGGATCAAATAGAGGATGTCCCGGTCCCATAGGTTTTCTTAGTGGTGGCATGTCTCCTGTAGATGGTGCTGAAGGAAAAACAGGTGCCACAGGTTGCAGAATATCTTGTGGATTTTGTGGAAATGGTGGTCTTCTTACTGCCATAATTATCTCCTAATTACCCATATTTTTTAATCAATTTTAAAATTATCATATAGGTATCACCACTTCCATGGCCTAAAGTTGTAAAGTCAAGATCCCCTGTAAAGCCACCAGAAGCAGCATTGTTAGGAATAGCTGTGAAATCGTCATAGTATTCATCACCAGTTGAATCAGCTGGAAGATTGATGGCTAACACATTGGCTGTAGCATCAAAATCAATTTTGACACTCATACCAACAGTTGCCCACCAAACTCTAGCTATATCAACCGAACTACAAGCAGTGCCAGCTGAGTTACTGTTTAAAGCAGAAACATCAACCTTTTTCACCGCAGCTTCACCAGTGCCATCACTGACATTAGTGAATCTCATAACAGCGACTCTCTCGCCATCTTGTATTGTTTGCGAAGTTACTGCATCAGCCATATTGACCCCCTACAGTTCAGTTACAGCAGTTCTTTCTTTACCAACTGTGATGTAATCTACAGTTAAAACCTTAGAAGCAGCTGCTCCATTTTGGATTCCAAAAGAAACTGTTAATTCTTCATCATCTGGAGCATTGGTGCTTACAACTGAACCAGCATGAACATTGTTTTGATAAACATGAAATTTCTGGTCATTTGGATTGTAAACAAAGCCCAAAGTCATGAAAGTATCATCTGACATATCATTTGGTAGACTCAAAGTTGTTTGTGTACCATTCTTCTCAACAATAAATTGCGGTGTTTCATCACCATCGGTTAGTAAGAAAAAGATACCATCTGATACATCTAAAGGCGTAGTATCAGTAATTTGTAAGCCCATTACGACATCTGAAGCATCAGCATCTGATGTTTTAAAACGAGATTTAAAGAATAACTGCTTACCAGTTTCATACTTAAATGATTCGATTGCTCCTCCAGAGCCACCAGCCCATTGAAAGAAATCAGCATCATTATCAGCATCGTCATTGGTGACAACTAATAAACCGCCATCACCAGAGCCTAAAGCCTCAGTAGCAGCAGATGTTCCACCTTCTGTTGTTGTAATTACCCAATCACCAGCAGTATATTTATCAAAATCATCATGAAAAACATGATACTTAGTTGGATCCAGTTGTTTTATTTTACCCAGAGAACCAGTGCTTGAAACATTGGTTACTCCAGAAGTGAAATGTGTAGTCATAATAAACAGCCCTCCTATATTGATTGCCAGCAAACCACACCATGTGGTTTACCATTCATTATGTCAATTATGACTATATCACAAAAAAAAATGTGTTGTTAAGAAAACAGACCTAAAGAAATATTTTTTTTAGCTGCCATTTCTTTTCTTTCTGGGTACATAAGGTCAAGATTTTCTTGCACGATGACTTTGAGGT